ATTGATCATTAACATCCTGGCTGTCGTCGCAATAGCCGTGGCGACCAGGCTCACGGGTGGGCCCTACGCGATGGCGTCGTTAGCGCTCGGGTTCGGGGCTGGCATTGCCGTCACCATCGCCAGCCGGTACGCGATAAATATCGAGACGCACAGCGAGCGCGGCGCCCTCGCGCTATACGAGCGCTCCCAGCCGGACGAGTCCGATCAGGCGCAGTCGGGAGGGCATTAAGTGGGAACGCAGGCGGTCATCGCGACGGCGATCGTCATCGGACTGATTGTGGGTGTGGCGGCAGAGGCCATCGAGCGCTGCCGCTCGAAAGGAAGGGCCAGACATGCCAGAAAATAAGAGGCGGGGGACAACCCCCGCAGACGTGGCGCTTTTGCGGGACGCTGCTGCAGACGTCGAGGATATCGTCCGCGATCTGAATGACGACAAATCGACGTGCGGGAGTTGCGGCCTCAACAAATACGACGTCTTCGACGAGCACATCGTCGCCAACACGCTCAAGCGGCTGCCTGCTCGACTGCGAAACGCCGCCGAACTCCTGGAGAACGTGCAGAAATACGGACGCATCGGCGGCCCAGTCAAAAGCCCCGCACGGTGAGGCATGGGCCGTCGTCCTGGAGGTGTCGGGCCTCCCACACCCACCGCACTAGTCCACGAGCCGCTGGCTGTCCAGCAGGGGTACGCATTCCGAGTGCGTGCCCCTGCACTCGTACCACCGGATCTCCCAGTCCGCATACCGCCATTGAATCGTGGGCGCAGACACCACGGCCCGCTGGCGTGGCACCTCCACATATGGCTGACCACACGCCCCGCAGCACACTAAGCCTTCCCCTTGCCCTTCCTTTTGAAAAACTCCACTTGCGCCAGACGTTTCACGGCCTGCTTGCGACTGATCCCGCGAGGGCTCAGCGGCTTTCCGGCCTTCGACTTGACCTGATAGCCGCCCTTGGTTTTGGTGATCGTCATGTACATCTCTCCCTGCCAGAGGCTGTTTAAACGCGCCCGACCGTCTTCCGGAAAACAACAATTTCACCTCCTCCTCCGTCAGGAGCCATTAACTTCTCTCCCTGAGTCAAGCAGCCGCTGGGCACGCCTCTTGTAGTCAGCGGTGAACCGCGAGTGTTCAAACCAGACGCAACCAGCCCCAGTGAGGTCTTTCACTCGACCGAGGATACCAATTGGCTCTCCGCTCCACGGGTAGTCTAGGAAGAGATGGAATGCCTCATCGTCGGTGTTGTTCCACTCGCTCTGATACAACAGGCCCGTCGCCCCAGCCGGGAGCATCCCCTTAATCCAGTATTCGCGCTCGTCGCGATACCCAGTCCCCTCGACACCGTCGGTGATGCCGCTGCCGCCCCACCAGCGTGGCGTGAAGTGTAGCCAGATGTCGGCATTCGTGAGGCTTCGGATATGTCTCACAAAGTCCCGGGTCTTGAAATCGTCATTGAGAAATCCACGCCCGCGATCAATGGAGTTCTGCTCCCAGCCGAGTGCATAGATCACGTTTGATTGGTGAGTGTGATTGATTACAACTCTGGCCCACCGTTTCGCCTCATCGAAGGTCACCTCATGTCCGGGCCGATCAGTCACGAGCATATGGCAGAGCACCATCCCAGCCACGGCGAAGTCATTCACGACCTGCTGCACCCTAGCAATATGTGGATCGGGGTTACTCTCCCAACCCACAGGCGGCATGAAGCTGATCGGCAGGTGGGTGTGCCCCGCCGTAACGTAGTCACGCCGAAATTGTGTTTGCTTGGTAGAATCCCACTCTAAATATGACAATGGTGACTGACCGCCATTGCGATCGTCTCCCATCTCGTATCCCTGAGCCGCTAAAAAATTCACACGCCACGTTGCTGGGTCCGCTGGCGTAGTGCCGCTGGAAGGCAGCGCCCGCACGATGCGGCATTGCCAGTCGCCCCACGCCTCCAGGTGGAGCGTCTCGATGTCTCGGCCACGCTCACCGACCAGGTCATACCCGGCAGGCTCGCGGATCGACACCCCCAGGTACCCCTCAGGGCCGCTCAGCCCGTAGATTCTGACCGGACCATCCCATGCGTCGGTGGCCGCTTCGGTCGGCGGGAAGATGTCCGCGTCGAACGGTGACTCAGCCCAGTGCCCGTTCACCCCAGTACCAGGAAACTCCACCGGAATCAAGTCTAGCGCCCGGGACCATGCCACCAGCGCCCGGTCGGTCTCCACGTCAGGCACGCTTGGCGAGAGCAGGCACGCCGCGTGGAACGCGGGGAGGCACCGCTTCAAGCGCAACATCGCCGCCGATGCGAACGCCGTCGCCGGGGATGGCGTCCCGTCAGCGGGGGCGCGACCAGGGCGTACGACGTTGCCGAGATTCATCCATTCGCCAGAGCAAAACGCCATGTCGTTCTGGTCAATCCCGTGGTGATGGATGAGGCGCTTGACCGACGCCTGATAGTCCCAATCAGAGGCTCGAACCAGGTGCTCGTCGAGGAAATCAGCCGGTGGCTGCGCGTAAAAGGTGTTGTCCTCGTCGGTCGCCGCCCCGAAATTCATCACCCGGTCCGGGGCCAGTCTTTTGATGTGATCACCCAGCGCCACCACCACGGCTGAGTCATCCCCAAAACCGATCTGCGATGGCTCGTTGGCGACTTCGTACAGCACGGGCAGCACACGGGTGGTACCCACGAATTGATCGACGTATTGGTGCATCTTGGCGATGGCGTCGGTGTTGCCGCTGATGACATCTGGGCGGCGTACCCAGTCCAGCTGGTGTCCCACAAACCGCTCGACACCGCCGAACAAACAGAGCCGCGTGTAGATTCCATACGACGCGCAGTGCCGGATAAAGCCCACCAGCTGACCCCAAAAATGATCACCCTGGTCGGCGTGAGAATTGGATCGCCCCATCCCCTCCCAGTATGCAGAGGTGAGGTTAAACAACGGTCTGATGGCGTTGATCCTGCGGCTGCGGAAATACGACAACAGCATATCGAGCTTCATGCGGTCACCGTCCAGCCACAGCCGGTAGATGCCCATCGCCGTCGCCTCGCGGTAGTCGAACACAGCGCCGTCAGGCGTCCGCAAGAACCGCGACCCGGGTGTCATGCTCAGGACTGGGAGATCGTCCACGACAGGGGCACTGGGCGGCTCAGGCTGGGGCTCAGGCTGGGGCTCAGGCTGGGGCTCAGGCTCGGGCTGGGGCTCAGGCTCGGGCTGGGGCTCAGGCTCGGGCTGGGGCTCAGGCTGAACGAACAGGGCACATAACCATTGGAAGAGCCGCCGGAAGAGTTTTATCATGGTGTCCTCGTGAGTCGCTCGTAGGTTTCGCGGTCGGCGTCAGATGCCCGTGCGGTGCCGACGAGGCAGAGCTTGCATCCTCGACACCTGGAGGTCCTCCCCTCGACGTGCCTGGTGTTCCAGCCACGCGTCCACATCCTCGCGCGCATGTCCTGGTATGGGTTCGCGTAGCGAGGGGTGCCCTTCGCTGCCGCCACCACCCCGTTCAGGAAACACGCGCTCAGCCTGTCCGGGTCATGCTTCGGCCTCCCGCGCGGCTTCGCCGTACCATCCCGCTTTAACCGACTCACATACACCCGGCGATCACTTGTCATGGTCGTCTTTCAGGGGCGCCCGCGCTCGCACGCGCCGCACCCACTCACGAGCCTGGACTTCACCAAGCAGAATCACGACAGCGGACCCCTTCCACTGGTCGATAAAATCAACCTGGTCCGGCGTGAGCGTGCGTCGGCTCGGAGAAAAAAACCCATTCTTAATCTCAACCAGATGTGTCTCTCCACTGTCCGGGCCGGTGGGGATTCCGACCACGCAATCCGGACAGCCTTTGCCGACACCGGCCAGGCTGGTGACAGACGCTCCGGCCTCGCGCAGGGCCTTGACCACGGCACGATGGTTCTGGTCCACGCGAGCCGCCACCCGTCCCGTCATGTTTAAACTGCCCCTACCATCGTCGCGCTGCCTTCTCGGCAATATCTGGCGGAGGGACCATGGTCATGTCACGTTCGGCAAACGACTGCCGCTCCCCAACGAAGCTGAGGAAGACCTTGCCGACTGGGCCATTCCGATTCTTGGCGACCTTGACCACGGTCAGGTCTGTCGGCTCGCTGTCATCGTAGACGCTCGGGCGCCACATCAGGAGACAGACGTCGGAGTCCTGCTCCAGCTCGCCGCTGTCCCGCAGGTCCGACAACTGGGGCTCACCCCCACGGCCCCGCTTCTCGACGTCGCGAGACAGTTGCGACAGGGCCAGCACGCTCACATCGCATTCGTGTGCGATGGCCTTGAGCCCCCGGCTGATCGCGCCCACCTCCTGCACCCGGTTGCCGTACGACATGGCATTGCGAGGCGGCCTCAGCAGTTGCAGGTAGTCCACGACCAGCAGGCCCGGGTCTTCTCCGACGACCATCCGCCGAAGGTCCCCCAGGCCCATGCCCGGAGCGTCATCAATGAAGACTGGCAGCGAGGAGAGGTGCTCCACCCCTTCAGCGAGATGTGCGTATTCCGACTGGTTCAGCTCACCCTGACGCATCAGGAGGTAGTCCACCCCGCTTTGGGCTGAGAGCAGGCGGAGCGACAGCGACGTGTGACGCATCTCCAAACTCGCGAACCAGACCTTCATCCCGGTCTCGGCCACGACCTTTGCCAGGTGAAGCGCGAGCGCCGTCTTTCCCGACGAGGGACGACCGCTCAAGAGCGTTAGCTCGCCCGGACGAAACCCACAGCCCAGTTTGTCCAGCGACTCGAACCCCGTGTTGGTGACCCGGGTGGGCGCATCAAGCTCGGCCATCAGTTGCTTGATGCTGTCCTTGAGCATGACCCCCTGGTTGCGGCTTCCGCGCACGGCCTCACGGATATGGTCCACCAGTCCGTTCGCTGACTCTGCCGGATTCGTAGCGCCGCCGAACTCCTCGATGCCCTCTCTGCAGACCGCCTGCAACCTGCGTCGATCGGCATGCTCGACCACCACCCGCACGTAGTGATCGGCGTCCGTCGACCGAGGCACGCCGTCGGTCAGGGCTGCGAGGTAGGCCGGTCCTCCAATGGCCGCCAGATCGCCGCGCAACTCCAGCTTGGCACGGACCGACACCAAGTCCGTCTGTTGTTCCTGTTCGTGGCAATCGACCATCGCCGCCCAGATCAGCCGATGCGCGTGGCGGAAGAAATCATCACCCGAGATGAGGTCCAGCAGCGGTCGGATGGTTTTCGGGGAGATGATGACCGACCCGATGACCGCCTTCTCGGCCTCCAGCGAATGCGGCGAGAGCGTCTCTTGCGGCGACGAATCACTCACGGCTGACCCCTTTTATCCAGACAATCGAACAGGCTCTGCTCGACGGTCGTCGTCTGCGGCTGGTCGGGAGGGGAGGGGCGCCTTCGTCGGGGCGCCTCCTCCCGGAACACGGCCCGTGTGAATCCACGCTCGATGGTCGTGCAAACCAGGCAATCTGGGTCGTTGCAGCGGGCTCTGGCACAGCTCATACTGCGTTGCCTCCATGCCCGGTGACCTTGAGCGCCTGGGCGAGCGACCCGGCCATCGTCACCAGCTTGGGCAGCGTGCGCTGCGACCCACGCAGGAGCTTGGCCTTCGGGTTGTCCTCGTCCACGGTGAGATACATCCTGATGATTTGCCCGAGCGACGATTCGTTGTACGCGCCGCACAACGCCCGCGCCGCATCGTAGTCACGCTCCCGCTGCGATGCGTTCTGGATATACGGCTGACCGACCAGATCCGCGTAGACCTTTGGGTAGGAGTCGAGCAGCCTGGACTCGCGGCTCGACGCCTCCTGACCGTCCTGAGGCGCAGGGAACGCACTCTTCGATCGCTTGTGCAGCCCCTGCTGGTGCTCCTCCCACCGCTCAACCTGGACCACGCACTCGTCGCCGACGTTGTAGCGGCTCAGCAGCCCCACCTCGCACATCGCGGCCAGCGCGGCCTCGAACTCGTCTTCGGTCCGGGGCGAGACTGGAAAGATCCGGAATTTGACGCTGAATGAATCGCCTTCGAGACGCCCAAAGTCGTCGGTGAAGCTCACCAGGAGCGGAAACAGCAGCTGGTAGAACTCTCCATCCGGATAGACCCCCAGCTTGGCGAACCGCTTGGACGTGCCTAGCGTCCGGCTGATCATCCTACCTCGTGCCACGCGCCCCTCCTTGCTGCTGCTCTTCCACTCCCTGGCGACTGCCCAGGATCATGGTCCGGTCCGGGGTTCTGGGGGCACGTAGCCCGCTTCCAGCAGTCTTCGGATCTCCCTGACCGGGATTCGGATGGCCCCACCCAGACGGATGTGCCCGATCCGGCGCTGGGTAATCCATAACCGAATCGTCCCTTTCGATAAATTGAGTTCGGCCGCCGCTTGGGCGACCGTCCTGGGCTGGTCACTTGTTGCTCCCATTGATCTGCACCTCCCTTCACTGTGCGCTGATTGATTCGCAGGCTTCGGCTGGACCCACCGGTAAGCGCGGCGCGTCCCCGGCATCGAGCCCTAGAATGGGACGTCGTCGTCGTCCACGCCCGGGAACTCCATGACAGACGCTGACGCAGATGCCGGTGTGCGAGACGCAGTACGAGACTTGGGCTTGTCACCCAGCAGGGCGAGACCACCGTATTCACGCACCCGGATCTCAGTCACCTTGTGCGTCTGGCCGTCCTTGTCATACGCACGCGTCGACAGCGAGCCCTGGATGCCAACCTGCGTGCCTTTGAGCAGATACTTGCCGATGGCATCCACCACGGTGCCCCACATGTTGCAGCGGTGCCACTCGGTTTTCTCCTGGTATTCGCCACTCTTGTCCTTGTACCGCTCAGACGTGGCGATCGAGAATTTTGCCAAAGGCGTCCCGTTCACCGACTTGATCTCGGCGTCCTGTCCCAGCCGACCCACGAGCGTCACCTGATTTATTGATCCCATATGTCTCCCGTCCCATCCTTGGTAACGGACACCGACATCGTGGTGTCCTCTGTGACTTCAACGCCCGGGAACTCCATGTTCCCGCGCAACGCACGCACGAGTTTACCTAGCTCTTTCTGATTGGGCTGCAAAACCTTGGCCCACTGTGGATTGGCCGCGCAATAGGCAATCAGCGCGGGCAGGTCTGTCACCACGGCGGCCCACTTCGAGGGGAAGCTCACGCCGTCCAGCACCGGCACCGTTTGACGCCGCACCACGGGGGGCAGCGGACCGAGTGGCTCACCCAGCAGGGCATCGGCCTCCTTCGCGCTGCCATTCGACCGCAGCTCATCTGCCTGCGCCTGGCGGATGGCCGTCGCCGTCGCCTCCGCAGACACCTCCTGACGCGTGGCCTCCAGCTCGACCCTGTGCTTCTCGGCGTCCACCCACGCGCACGCCGACGCCTTGATCTCTCGCTCAGCCCCGGCCAACACGTCGTCGTAGCGCCGACGCAGGGCCACCAGGTTCTTGTGCGCCTGGTGCGCGTGCGACACGGCGGGCCCCAGTTCCTTCTCGATCTTGAGGCGCTTGAGCTTGACGTGGCGAACAAACTCGATCGCCTGCAGAAAATCCTGTCGAGAGTGAATCGTCAGGGACGCCACCTGGTCCGACGTCACTTGCACGTCGCGCGCAATCTCCAGATTCCGAGGCGACGATTCGTCGAGGCGGTCTACTGCTAATGCTGCCATCCATGTCGTCCTTGTTTTGGTCCCACCTGCGTGATCCAGTGGGCAATGGTGAGGGCCGAGGTGAACACAGCGGCGTCGAAGGTATTGGTGTAGGGCGTGAGCGTATACCGTCCATCGCCACGCAAATACAATCCGTAGCGTTTGATCTGCGCGGCCTCTCGCGTCTGCCCACGGCGCGACAGGTATTGCGTCAGCAGGTGCTGATATCCGGCCAGTTGGATCGGGTGCCAGGGTGCGCTTCCCCCGCGTCCGGTCTTGAGGTCTACCACGACCTTCTGCGGCACGCCCTTGACCGTGATCGTGCCCACCCGGTCCACCGTGCCAGCCACGTCGCTGACGTCGTCAGCGAACATCGCCTCGATCCGACTCCACTCCGGCGTGCATTCCTCCAGAAACAGTTTGTAGCCATCGAGGTAGGGGCGCAGTTCATCGCTGACTGTCGCGTCGTTTAAACGGCCTTGGTCGTGAAGCGCCGTGGCGTCGTGGACATACGTGCCCTTGGTCGCCGCCCGCTCATTGAAGAAGGTGGTGTCGACGAGGCCCGCCACCTGCAGGACCTGCGTGATGGAAATCAGCCGACGCTTGCCCTGCTCCTCGACAAGCCAGTAGGTGTGGTCGGACTCCCGGAACTCGACCACCGGATCTGGGTGGGAGAGATGGACGACTACTTTCTCAACGATGCCGTCCATGTCGGCCACGGCCTTAGAAGAAGAGGGCGTCGTCGTCATTGGTGACCTTGGCGCTCTTCGCCTTGGCTTGGGGTTTGGTGAGCACCGGAATCTTCGAGGTCTGGCGGAAGTTTCTCAATGTGGATTTGAGCGCGGCCAGCAACTCCTGCCGTGGCAGCTCTCCATTTTCCACCCAGAACGCATCGATCATCGGCTCTGGCATTTTTTCGCTGCGACAGTATGCCAGGGCCTTCGCCACTTCCGGGTCAAGCGTGTGGTCGGTGGCGCTCTCCGCGTCGTCGTCAACGAGGTCCGGGTAGGCCTCCTCTGTCTCGCCACCCACAATCACCTGCGCCATCTGCCTCAGACCCATCCGTTGCAGATAGGTCGCCGTCGCCGCCTTGGCCTGCGCACCCTCACGGTCAGGCTTTGCCGACATGGTGCCCTTGATCCACTGCCCCGACTTGTGGAGGAGCATGGTCGTCATGGTGACCTCGTGCGTCTCGCGGTCTGACCCAGACCCCTGGATAATCGCGAGTCCGTGCTTGGCGAGGTGCGGCAGCGTCCGCTGCTGCAGCATTTGCAGGTTCGCGAACTTGTTTTTAAAGTGCGGATTGAAGCCGCTGTCGTCGGCGTGCGGCATCTCTTTGTGTGCAATCGCCAGGTCTGGCACAAGCTCGTCCAACGCCTCACTGTGCTCAATCATGCTGCGTGGTCTCCTCTTGTATGGGGAAAAGGTCCTCGATGGGTACGCCGAAATAGCCCGCGAATTTGTGCGCAATCGCCACCGTGATGGTCGCATACCGGCCACACACCACGTCCGATATGTAGGCCTGGGCCAACCCCAGGGCGTTCGCCACCTCCTGCTGTGTCACGCCAGACAGCGCGAACGCATGGCGCAGGCGGTTCCCGGGCTCTTGACGATTCTCTCGGCGCAGCGCCGCGATGTGAATCTTGGTGAGATGAGACATAACGTGAACACTCTATATGCTCACGCTTGGCAGGTCAAGTGAAAAACAGTCCGTCTCTGAACGTCCTGTGTTTTAGGTGTCGAGCCACCGACCGGTGCGAAGCATTTCGGCCAGGTGGAGGGCCCGGTCTCCGACCTGCTCCGCAAAACGACTGTCCAGGAGTTGGACTGCCGCGTCTTCCCAGCGCTCCTGCGCAATGGCGGCGTGGGTGCGTTTAAACAGGCTCCACCCCTTGGACCCACAGCAGAACACCATTGAGATACAGACCGCCTGTCGTGGTTCGTTCAGCCCCTCGAACCATTTGTGTTTCCTGGCGCCACGGGTCGCTCTAGTAATGTCGTGGTCGAGGAGGACATTGACCTCAGAGCGAGTCAGCCCACGGTCCGAGAG